TTATACGAGAACGACCTATGGGCAACTGTCGGCGGTGTATCGCCGTGGGGCGGGGGCTTATTCGACTTCGCACCGTCCGGGCGTTTCTCGTGGCGCGTGGGCGATGGCACGGGTGAACGCTTACTTGTACCTGTTGCGGAATGGTCGCCCGGAGAACTCTGCTTATGTTGGCGATAATGACTTGTTGCCGGAGGACCACCCACGTTCGACTCGTTCTGCCGATGAGGGCGAACGGCGACAGGTTGATTTGTCTCCGCCCGCCTACATGGGTGCGAGTGCACGGCGGGGCCTTGAATGGCACCGTGAGGGCCTGTCAGGGGATGGTTTGACGGAGGCCACTGTCCGTGAGGCTCGGGCTATGGCGGAGGGAAACGTAACCGCTGACAAGTGGGCGCGGATTGCCGCGTGGATTCCCCGACACATTGGAGACTTGGACGCTCCGGCTGCGGATCCTGACCATCCTGATTATCCCTCGCCGGGTGTGGTGGCGATGGCGTTGTGGGGTGCCGGTGTGAATCAACGGCAGGCTCGCAGGACGTTGGAGTTCGCGGAACGGGTGGTTGCTAGAATTGAGGAAGCAAATGATGATCGGAGCACTGTGACTGGTAAGGCTAAGTCGAAGTTGGAGACTCGTCAGATTACGGCGGACCTTGAGGTTCGCGAGACTGGTAATGGCATGTTGTTGGAGGGCTATGCGGCCCGCTTCAATGAAATGTCTGAACCGTTGCCGTTCCGGGAGAAGATTGCACCGGGCGCGTTCCGCGGTTCTCTCCGGTCTCGTAATGATGTGAAACTTTTGTGGAACCACGATTCCAGCATGGTGTTGGGTTCGACCCGTTCGGGCACGTTGAAACTGTCTGAGGATGACAAGGGTCTCCGGGTGGAGGCACAACTGCCGGACACGCAGGCTGGTCGTGACGCTCGCACTCTGATTCAACGGGGCGATGTGACCGGGTTCTCGTTTGGTTTCACTGTGCCTTCCGGTGGGGATTCGTGGAACGATGACGGTTCGGAACGGACTCTCCACGCGGTTCGCTTGTTTGAGGTGTCTACTGGTGTGGCGTTCCCGGCATATCCAACAACCGACGGGACGGCAACTGTCCGCGGTTTGGATGCTGTGGCGGAACGCGCTGAGGTGGATGCGGATGCGCTTGCGGATGCGGTGTTGAAGATTGAGAACGGTGAGGAGATTTCGGCAGGGGACCGGGAACTCATTGAGACCGTGTTGCAAGAGTTGGCTTCCGTTGAGGAGGACCCGGCTGCCTCGGAGGATGAGGAGAAGGCCCGCCAACTGTTGCAGTTGAAGAAAAAGAAACTACAGTTGTTAATGGGTGTCTAATGCCTTACGACAAAAAGAAGGGGCGTAAACGCTAATGGCTACTGTGAGTGAAATTGAATATGTGATCCTGCGGGTTGCAGGCGATCCGGTGTCTGGTGTGGTGAAACAGTTGGCTCCGATTTGGGCGGAGGAGATTGCCAAACTTGACCAGCCGGAGAAACGGTCTAAGCGGGTTGTGGAGCCCGAGGAGACTCGTTGAGCCCGTGGGAGTTTCTGGCGTGGGCTGTTGCGCTGGGTGCGAGTCTGATTGTTGTCGCGCTTGCGATTGTGGTGGTCACTGTGGCTGTTCGCAATCTTAAGCACGGGCCGCGCCGTACTATTAAGTAGGGGCCGGAGAGGTTTCGACCAGTAGGGAAGACCGCTAGCGGACTCTGCTGGGACTCCAGTTCGACTCTGGGCGGCTCCACTTGACGACACGCCGTTTTGTAGAATGTTGGTAGCGGCTGAGTGTTATCACCGTCGTTAGGTTGAGCGTTATCGCCACCGTGTAACTTATTCGATTGTTTGAAAGGACAATACCTAATGTCTTTTGTTAAGACTCAGGAAGAAGTCCGCGCCAACCTAATCATGCAGGTCAGGGACACTATTGACGCATGTGAGGCTGAAGGCCGTGGACTCTCTGCTGAAGAGAATGAAAAGATTTCGCGCATTGAGGATGAGATCCGCAAGGCTGACGAAATGATTGAGACTGCGAAGCGCAACGAGGAGCGTGCCGCTGAGGTTGCTGAGGCAACTGGTGGATTTGCTCCTGTTGAGGAGGCTCGTGGTGCTGCTGACGTGTTCCGTGCGATGGCGCGGGGCGAGGTTCGTGGACACTCGTTCACGATGGAACAGCGTACCCTGACCCCTTCCGCTAACACGGTTCCGACTGACTTCCTGGACCGCGTTTACGCGCTGGCCAAACTGGTTGGACCTTACCTGGAGACCTCCGAGGTGTTCCAGCGTGACAGCGGATCGGACCTCCGTATCCCCGTGATGACCGCGTACTCCACGGCCACTGAAAAGGCTGCCGGTGCCGCCCTTGACGAGTCGGACAACACCTACTCGTCGCTGAACCTTCAGATGGCTAAGCAGGGCTTCATTGTGAAACTCGCTAACGAGTTGATTACTGACGCTGGGTTTGACATTGAGGCGAGCATTGCGGAGAACGCCGGTGTTGCTATCGGTGAGCGGGTGAACACGGTTGTGCACACTGCCGTTGCCGCCGCTGCTGGTGCGGGCGTGACTGCCGCTTCTGCAACCGATATCACTGCGGACGAGGTTATCGAACTGGCCTTCTCTCCTGACGGCATGGTGCGCCGCCTTCCTGGCACTGCGTTCATGTGCAACAAGGACACGCTGGCCCTGATTCGCAAACTGAAGACATCGGATGGCGACTACATCCTGAACCCGGTTGTTGGTGGACCATCGACCATCCTGGGTTACGAGGTGATTGAGAACCCGAGCGTTGATGGCCCGACCACGGGTAACGACGCACTGTTCTTCGGTCACTGGCCTTCAGTGAAAATCTCCACCACTGGTTTGGAGACCTCGGTGTCGGCGGACGCTTACTTCGCCAACGACATCACCGGTTACCGTTTCACCTACCGCCTCGGCGCTGGTGTTGCTAACGGTTCCGACCACATTAAGAAACTGACAATGGCCTAAGCCTTATCGGTTACGAAATGACCCTCCGGCGTTGATTCGCCGGGGGGTTGTTTCTTTTGTGGGGTGAGGGTGTCGGGTAAACTAAGAGGCGGAGGTTTCTGTGGCTGTTACTAATGGTTATGTTTCGCTTGACCTGGTGAAGAAGGCGTTGCGGATAACGGACAACATTGACGACGACATTCTTGAGTTGTCGATTGAGGCCGCGTCTCGTGAGATTGACGGGTTCTGTGAACGGGTGTTCTATTCGACGACGGAGGCGCGGGTGTTTGTGCCACGCGATCCGTTCACGGTTGATATTGACGATGCGACGAATATCACTGAGGTGAAAACGGCGAGTGATGGGGAGTCGTTTGACACGGTGTTTGCGTCTACTGATTACCAGGAGGAGCCGTTGAATGGGCAGGCTGGTGGAATTGTTAGCCCGACGACCCGACTTCGGGCGGTGGGCGATTACCTGTTTCCGACTTTCCAGCCGCGTAACGTGTCGAAGCATGAGGCGACTGTTCGCGTGACGGGGACGTTTGGTTACACGCCGGTTCCGACTGCGGTGGAGCAGGCTGCGTTGTTGCTTACGCTCCGGCAGTATCGCCGTTACGACAGCCCGTTGGGTGTGGCCGGGTTTGACGAGATGGGTGTTGTCCGTGTGGGTCGTATTGACCCGGATGTGTCGAAACTGTTGGCTCCGTTCCGACGGGTGAAAATGGGATGAGTCTCGCAGACATTCGAGACGGCCTCGCCACGAATCTGGGCACTCTGTCGGGGATTCGTGTTTACGAGGAGGTGCCGGACAATCCGGCGTTACCGTGTGCGGTTATCCAGTTGGACCAGGTTGAATACGATGTGGCCTTCCAGCGGGGCGCCACGCAATACACGTTTATTGTGAATCTGGTTGTCACTCGAACTACTGTTCGACGAGCACAACGCAAACTTGACGAGTTTATCGACGACGGATCGAAGTCGGTGAAGACTGCTATTGAATCGGATGGCACGTTGGGCGGGGCTGCTTTTGACGTTCGCGTTGAGGCAGTGCGTGACATTGCGCCCGTTACAATAGGAGACATACAGTATATGGCAGTGGATTTCACTGTCACCGTTTTCGCACTATAAGGAGACATTGTGGCGAAGTTTGTAGCCAAAGACTTCTCAGTGACTATCGACTCGAATGATGTGAGCACGAACGTTGCGTCCGTCACTCTGTCGCAGACCGCTGAGGACGTTGAGACCACTGCGTTTGGTTCTAACAGCCGGACTCGTATTGGCGGGTTGAAGGACGGCGAGGTGTCGTTCGACTTCCACCAGGACTTTGGTTCGGGAGGTATCGACTCGATTTTCCAGCCGCTTCTGGGAACTGTCGTGACCGTGGAGATCAAGCCGACCACTGAGGCAGTGAGCGCAACGAACCCGTCCTACACTTTTTCGGTGTTGGTCACTGAATATAGCCCGTTTGATTCGAGCGTTGGCGACCTGGCCACGTTCAGCGTTACCCTGCCTATCAGTGGTGACGTGACACGCGCCGAGTCTTGATCAGTCGTTGAATTGCGCCTGACGGCGTAGTAGGGTTACGGGTATGAACCCGATTGAACTTGAAATCCTATTCCTTGACGGCACAACCAAAGAGGTTTCGGCTATTGCCGCTGACCTCGTAGCGTTCGAGACAAAGTTCGACGTGTCTATTACGACGCTTGAGAAGGACGTGCGGATTACGCACATGTTTTTCTTGGCGTGGACTGCGTTGAAGCGACAGGGCCAGACGAAAGACACTTTTGAAAAGTGGGTTGAGTCTGTGTCGTCTGTTCAGTCAATCGAACCAAAAAAATAACGGGGCTGGGTCACACTTCCGCGCATTGGTTTATTGCCATGTTGTCGGTGGAGACTCAGATTTCCCCGCGTGAGTTGTTGGCGTTGGAACCGCGCATGTTGTGGACTATCTATCGCTATCTGGTGTCTCGGTCTCAACAGGGGGCGAAGGGCAAGCGGTAGAATAGGGGCTGGAGGTTTCCCGCCATATGCCCGTTCGCGTTTCCATTGAGACTGACACTCTGCGCCGTGTCAATAAGCAGTTGTCCGACATTGATCCTGATTTGCGGAAGTCTGTCGGAAAGAACATTAAGGACGCTATTCGCCCGACTGCGGACCGTATTAAGGCGCGTATCCCCCAGCAGCCTCCACTGTCTGGTATGCGCCACAGCGGGCGTACAGCGTGGCGTGGAGCCAACGTGGGGGCGTATGCGACTCCGGGTGGGGGCCGTGGTTCGATTGCCCGTTTGGAAGTGTTTGGTCGGGGTCAGTATCGGGCTGGTGTGAAGATTGCGGATTTGGCTGGTACTCGTGGCCGTTATGTGCGGGGTGAACGGGGTCGGAAGTTTATTGACAATTTGAGTCGCCGTTATCCATTGTCTGCTGGTGGTAAGGGTGGTCGTTTCGCGTGGGCCAACTTTATGAAAGAACGGCAATTCCTGATTGACGAGGTTGTGGACATTATCGACGGTTATGTGAAGCGGTTTAACAAGAAGGGTCTCCGGTAATGGCGCGGGCTAAGGGGATTACCCTCCCGATTGTTTATAAGTCGGACCCGAAGGGGCTGAATAAGGCTAAGGGGCAACTGTCCGGTTTCGCTTCAAGTCTTAAGAAGATTGCCGGGCCGATTGCCGCGGCGTTCTCTGCCGCCGCTGTCGTGAACTTTACGAAGAAGTCGGTTACGGCTGCGTCTGACTTGTCGGAGTCGATGAACGCTGTTTCGGTGGCGTTTGGTGAGGCCGCCGATGGTGTGTTGAAGATTGGTGAGAACTCAGCGAAGTCGTTGGGTGTGTCACAAACTGAGTTCAATAATGCGGCGGTGCGGTTCTCTGCGTTTGCGGAGAAGGTTGTTGGTGAGGGTGGCGATGTTGCCGGGTTTATCGGTGACGTGTCGGGTCGGGCGACGGACTTTGCCTCAGTTTTCAACATTGACGTGGCCGAGGCGTTGCAGGTGTTCCAGTCTGGTTTGGCTGGTGAGGCGGAACCGTTGAAACGGTTTGGTATCAACCTGTTGCAGTCTGAGGTTCAGGCGTTTGCGCTCCGTGAGGGTTTGATCGGTGTTGGCGAGCAGATGACGGAGGACCAGAAGGTTCAGGCTCGTTATGGCTTGCTTATGGAGGCGACGGCTAAGACTGCTGGTGACTTTGCTAATACGTCGGATGGGTTGGCGAACTCGCAACGTATTTTGTCCGCGAACTTTAAGGATATGCAGGCGCAGATTGGTCAGGCGTTGTTGCCTGCGTTTGCGGGTTTGACGGCGGCGATGGTGCCGATTGTGGAACAACTGACTCCGATTCTGTCTGAGGTGATGGGGCAGTTGGCTCCGATTTTGGAGGGGATTGCGGCGATTATCCCTGACCTGTTGGAGGGTTTTTTGCCGTTGTTGCCGGTGATTGGGCAGATTGCGGAAGTGTTCTTGCAACTCGTTGGTGCCCTGTTGCCTCCGTTTGCGGCGTTATTGGA